TAATAATTCTGGATCGTCCGCACCGAGTACAAATTACGCAAGTCAATTTTTTGCTAATACATCATCCAGCATGATGCAATTAAGAAATACGTCTAATAATGCTCATATAAATTTATTTACTTTGGCTGGAGCACCCGCTTTCCCTGTCGATGGAACGATAAATTCAATAAATATAGGAAAAGGAGCAAACTCTGTTGCTGGTAACACAGTTCTTGGAGAGAGTGCTTTAGATGCTTCTGTTACTGGTGGAGAAAATACAGCTATTGGTAAAGAAGCATTAACAGCTTTAACTTCTGGAGTAAAAAACACTGCTGTTGGACTTTCGGCTGGAAAAGCATTAACAACAGGAGATAATAATACTTTTATTGGTAGAAATGCAGGTATAGCAACGACAACCGCAGATGGTAATACTGCACTTGGTTTAAACGCTCTTAACACTAACTCAACAGGAGCTAGTAACGTAGCTATAGGTATGCAAGCATTGAATGGCAACACAACAGCTTCAAATAATGTTGCGGTTGGTCATCAAGCAATGATTTCTAACACAACTGGAACACAAAATGTTGCAATAGGTCAAACAGCTTTAAACGCTAACACTACAGCTAATAACAACACTGGTGTAGGTTATCAAGCCTTAACAGCAAACACAACTGGAGCTAATAACGTAGCAGTGGGTTCTAATGCTTTAGATGCAGCAACTACTGCAAATAATAATGTTGCAATCGGTATAGCAGCATCAGGAGCTAATACAACTGGCGATGATAATACCTCAGTGGGAGCTAATGCTTTTGATGCAAATACAACAGGTTCTCAAAATACTGCTTTGGGTAGAGGGGCTTTAGGTGGAAATACTACCGCGTCAAACAATACCGCAGTTGGTTTTGATGCATTACTAGCAAACACAACTGGTAATTCAAACGTAGCTGTTGGTACGGAGTCTTTAAAAAATAACACTACTGGTGCTGGTGTAACTGCTGTTGGTAGAGATGCTCTGAAAGCAAATACAACGGCAAACTTTAATGATGCTTTTGGTTATCATGCTTTAGAAGTAAATACCACAGGAACACGAAATGTGGCATTAGGTTCTCTCTCTTTAGATGCTAATACTACTGCAAATGATAATACTGCGGTTGGTTATGCTGCCTTAACTGAAAACACAACTGGAGCAAACAACGTAGCTGTGGGAGCTAATGCCTTAGATGCTTGTACTGTAGGTTCAAGTCACACTGCTGTAGGAAAAGATGCTTTAGGTTCAGTTACAAATGGAAACTTTAATATAGGTATAGGACAATCTGCTGGTGGTTCAATAACAACTGGAGATAGTAATACGGCAGTTGGTCAAGAGGCTTTAAAAAATACTACTACTGCTGACCAAAACACTGCTGTGGGTCGTCACGCTTTAGAAGAAAACACAACTGGATTACGCAATACTGCTGTAGGAAATGAGGCCTTAGAAGCAAACACAACTGCAAGTAATAACACAGCAATTGGAAACTTAGCTTTAACATCAAACACAACTGGAACTCAGAACACGGCTGTAGGTGCTTTTGCTGGTGATAATTGTACAACTGGAGAAAGAAACACTTATATTGGAGACAATGCTGGTAACACCCATGCTACTGGAGATAGGTGTGTTTATGTAGGTCAATCTAATAATTGTAGTAGTACAAGTGTGGATTTAGAATATGTATTTGGTAATGGTTTAGCTGGTAAAGGGCAACAAACTTGTTTCTTAGGAGGAAATACAGGTGCGTTTAATGAAAAAAATGTTACTACTTTTGAAACCAGTTCAGATCAAAGAATAAAAAAGAATATTGTAAATTACAACACTGGTTTATCAATAATAAATCAATTCCAAGTTAAAAATTATGAGTATAAAACTGAAGATGAAATTAAAACAGACAATCCAGAACTTACAGATGTTGTAAAGTCAGCAGTTGTTAATAAAACAGGAATACAAACAGGTCTTATAGCACAAGAAGCTGAAGCAGTTTTAGCCAGTACTGTTCATACCGCATCAACTGGTATAAAGACATTATGCACTGATGATATTTTTTGGCATATGTTAAATGCTATAAAAGAATTATCAGCAAAAGTCACAGCCCTCGAAGCAGGGTAAACTGTAAACAAATCTATTTTTAATTATGGAAGAAAGAACCGCAGATGAAATCGCAGCAATCTTCTCTGCTGCTGGTGATAGCGTAACTGTCATCAACACCGCCAAGACATCAGATGAAACTGATGATGATTACAAAGATAAGATCAAGCGTAATGTAGAGCATCTTGAAATTATCAAAGGCTATAAAAAACTTGATGAAACAACTTCTATCTGGACATCTGAATCATTCACAGATATAGATGCTGCTGTTGTTAAAGGTAAAGCTGTCTATTCTTAACTTATGACTAGATTAGAAGAACTTCAACAAAGGCTTACACAGTTAAGCCTTGAAAGAAATCAACTGTCTGTTTCTTATAACCAGTTTACTGGTGCAATGATGGAGGTCGAACGTCAGATTGCAGAAGAACAAAAGAAATTAGAAGAACCTGTAGAAGAAGAAGCTAATGCCACTTAAAGGTAAACAGTACAAAATTGATGCTGATGGTGATAAAAAAATCACTAAAAAAGATTTCTTGTTAATTGCTGCAAGAAGAAAAAAAATGAAAAAAAATGGAAATAAATCTGCCTGACTTACCAGATACAGATTTTATTTTAGTGCCACCTACAACAATTTTTTATCCTCCCCAAGCGGAAGTACCTTTTTTAGATCCAATTCTTCTTCCAAGTTTGGAACAAGTTCAGTCGGGACTTGGGGAAGATCAGGGATCTTCTGCTGAAGAAGAAAAAGCATCTTCAACGGAGGAAGGGTTGCAAGTAAAACCAGAACAACTACCGACAAACCTGCCAAACTCCAAAGAATTTTTATCAACGGAAGAACCTATAGCTACATTTAATGTACCCTTTTTTGGTGATTTTCCAATACCTGCCCCAGAAGTTATAGCGTCAAGTGTTATAGCTGCTGGAACTGCAAGCGTTGTGAGCGTAGCAGGCGGTGTTGCTATGCAAGCTGTAGTAGGTCAGATCAAGAAAATATTTAAAAAGATATTTACTAAGGTTTTGAAGAAGGAGGTGAAGGCTTTACAAACAAAGAAGGATTAGCTTTTACATAACTTCTTATATTTATTACATCACTACAAAGACCTGCATAAGGTGATTTAGGATTAATCATATAACCGCTTGCATGAAGCTGTGAACACTTTAAAACTCTCACTAATTGCTTATCATGCACTTGTTTGTTTAATTCTTCTTTGGCTAGGTCTAGCTTTACTTTTGCTAAATCCTCACACGTTTGATTACTACCGCCAAGCGGTATCATAAAGCTCATCTGCACTCCCCAACCTTCATTGATGCTATAAGTTTCTTCTCCCTGTGCATCATTACCTGTATAAAAAGGAGTTACAGCCATAGTAGGTTGACTGCAAACCAAGTTTCCAAACTGCTGCTTGCCTGTCATTCCATTATTAATATTCATATTCTGATTAATTATTGATGAATTACCTACAGCATTAGGTTGAGCCTGTACATTTGTATCACCTTCGGCTCTTGCTTTATTACTGACTAAAGACAGACAAAGAAGTGATAACGCTAGTAGTCGTAATCGAATCATTCTGTGTAATTTTTTCAGTCATTTGATTAGCAGCCCTTGTAGTTATAGACAAAGACCAATCGCTAGTTACAGTTTTTGGTGTAAATATTGCATCAGAATGAGCTATACCACCACTAGAAGCACTTGTAACCTCTATGTTTGATGCTTCCCAAGTGTTTATAGCTGCTCCGTATTTCTCAGTAACTACTGAGCGAGTTATTGTCTGCGTAGTATTCTCTGTTCTATTGCTTGAGCCAGTAGTCCAAGAAGGCACTCCATTGGCATATACAGGACTAAACAAAAACAAAGATAGCAATAATAGTTTCTTCATTTAATACCTACGTTATTGTCTTTATTATCTACAATATTAACTTTTCCCTGCTGTTTCTTGTTGTTTTGGTTGTTACCTTTGACTGAGACACCATAAGCAGACGCTATATTCCCTACCAATCCAGCAGCAAATGTATCTAATCTTATTCGTTCCATGTACCCTAAAGTCATAACAGTCAAAGCCCAGACTAGTATTAAGATTCTTATACCATGACCTACATAATCAGGACATTCTTTTGAATCTTCTTGATCTTCCATTAAAGAAAACTACCTAAGTATGGGGAGATAGCGTTATAAGCTAATCATAGGTAGTTATGGCAAACTTAACAAATGTTGGTATGTTTGGAAAGTAACACATTACTTTTATGTTAAAGATTCT